TTCGGCAATCGTGTTCGGCGAACTGTGGGACATACTGTACACGCTGGATGCCGACAGGGTATATATTATCCAGCCTCACCCGCTGGGCAACGAGGCTTACGTTTCGATCTACTTCGAGGTGAAGCGTAAAGGCATCGACGGGATGAAACAATATATCCATGACATAAGCATGTCGGACATGCCTAAATTCTGTGCGGACCTGAACCGGAATCCGTACATCCACATATCCGACATCGAGACGCAAATGGACGATATGTATGCCCGTTCGCTCTTTTCCTCTCACGGCAGTTCCATATTAGGGATATACCGTATGAGCGACAACCAGCACGACTGGGTCGGGTCCATCGTCTGCGAACTGAGAAAAGACTCCAGCATCTCAGAATCTTTTCTCAGAAGCAAATTGCACGTAATCTCAAGAAACATTCAGTATATTTTGCCCAGATACATTGGCTCTCACACTAATTAAACTTTATTGCTATGGTTAAGAAAATCACCAAATCCGATCTGCCTCCTATCCCGAGCATCGACAGGATGGCCAACAAAATCAACGAAAACTTCGAGTCCATCGAAGGGGGCGGCGCAACTCCGAGCGGCGCTGCCGGCGGCGATTTGACCGGGACCTATCCTAACCCGACTATCGGTGCAGCGAAAGTAACGACCGCAAAGATCGCCGACAAAGCCGTGACCGCTGCAAAGCTGGCTGACGGGGTTATTCCGAATGTTCCGACTTCTCTGCCTCCGTCCGGTTCTGCTGGTGGCGATTTGACCGGAAGCTACCCGAATCCGACTATCGGGAGCGCAAAAGTTACTCTGGCAAAACTCGCATCGGACGTTACCGCCAAACTGGTTACACCGCAGACCACGCCCACATGGGGAGCATCGGACACGGCCGAAGGCGTGCAGGCGAACCTGGTCCTGCTGGCAAACGCTCTGAAAACCGCCGGTATTCTGAAATAGCCATGCTTCTATCTCTGAGGCGAATCTATTTCGCGCCCACTTATACCATCGGGCGTTTAAGCATCCCGTCGGCATCCTTCGAGTGCGATACGCTGGAAGATACCGACCGGGATGCCAACGCCAATGGCGTATTCGACGGTCAGGAAGTCAAGATATACGGCAAGACGGCTATACCTTACGGTCGCTATCGGATCGCCATGACCCAGTCGCCCAAGTTCTCGCCTCGATACGGAGACCGCAATGTCCCCCTGCTGCTGGATGTACCTCACTTTGAAGGAATACTCATTCATTCGGGGAACACGCCGGCCGACACGGAAGGTTGTATCTTGGTCGGAGAGAACAAGGTAAAAGGACAGGTCATCAACTCCCGGGCTACACTCTTCCGCCTGCTCGACATTCTCGACGAGGCCGACTCCCGGGGCGAAGATATTTACATCACGATTCGGAAATGAAAATCATCTACAACTCCCTGATCCCGTTTCGCGGATATAAGGCTATGATGTTGTTCGGGGTCATATTCGCGCGCAAAAAGTTCAAGCCCCTGAGCGCCGTTACCGTCAATCACGAATCGATCCATGCGGCCCAAGCCAAAGACTGTCATGGATATTTCCTGTATTACTGCCGATATATCTGGCAATGGATATGCCACGGCTACAAGGGGAATCCTTTCGAAATAGAGGCCAAAACCCATGAACGGGATTTGAACTACCTCTACAACCGAAAGCCCGAGGCGTGGCGCGACATGATGTAGACATTCGCAGCGGTTCTTTGACATATTGGAATTACCGATCTGAGCAATGTGCAAAATTTACACATTGCAATTGCCGAGAACCGGGGGGCACAATGATCCCCCCGGTTCATATAGCTTGTGTACTCCACCAACAAATGCCTGGAAATTATAAGTTTGAGTTATACTCCGCCTGATTCCATAAATATATAAAAACAGGGCGTGTTGTGATTTGATGTAGAAATTGGATACTATACAACGGACTCCCCCGAGAAGGGGCCGCGCACATAGTTGTGATTTGATGTAGAAAGCGGTAATTCCAATATTCGGAGTTACCGCCTTTTTTATGCCCGGGCGGATAGGTTCGGGCATTTTTATTTTACGGAAACATGAAAAACGTTGTTATAGCTTTAGCCCTGATCGCGGTCGCATTTCTGCTGGGGCGACGGAGTGTGAAGCCGGAGATTGTCGAGATCCACACGACGGACACGGTGGTCGTGCGCGACACGGTCCGGGAAACTGTCCTCGTGCCCAAAGTCCGCTACCTGACTCGTGTCGATACGGTACTTTTGCTTGTCCCGGGCGATACGGTCAAAGTTCCTGTGTTAGTCCCGATTTCCCGGAAAGTATACGAAGGGGAGGATTACCGCGCCGTCGTGTCCGGTTTCCGCGTGTCGCTCGATACGCTCGATATTTTCCGAAAAACGCAGACCGTGACGAATACGGTCGTCCAGCGGGTCGAGGTTCCCGGCAAACCCAAGCGCTGGGGAATCGGCGTGAGCGCCGGGTATGCTCTCACGCCTCAAGGGGTAAAGCCTTACATAGGAGCCGGAATCAGTTACTCTTTTATCACATTCTGATATGCCGAAAATATTCGTTAAACCGCTGACCGTAAACCGAGCATGGCAGGGTAAGAGATTCCGCACCTCCATGTATGATGCCTATACGACGGAGTGCCTATTGAAGCTGCCCGACATAGTGCTGCCCGAACCTCCATACGAAGTACACTATGTATTCGGGCTATCCACTTCTTTGGCCGACTGGGACAATCCGATCAAGCCCTTTCAGGATATATTGCAGAAAAGGTACGGATTCAACGACAAGGACATTTTCAGGGCCGTTGTCGAAAAAGTCAAGACACACAAAGGGGAGGAATTCGTTTATTTCGACATTAAGAACCTCACCGTACCATGAAATTATATAGATGAGCTTCCTTTCATGTCACCCAACAGCGAATTCAGGTGCATCACCCAAAATCTCAACTGGCTTGTGATATTGAGCAGATCGTTCTCGGTAGTCGGGTCGAATTTATCGGCATAGCATCCTTCATGGACGAGCGCGATGATTTTGTCTATCTCATCGCGTGTTTTTGCTACCATGTCCCATGTCGGCATGATTAATTTCTCGTCTTCCACTTTGGATTCAGAAATACACAACCCCATGCTGAACGGAGGAATCATTCTGAGCTGGCGGAATATCTCGCCCACCTTATCCGTCCCGTCGTCGAGTACCTTGTATATCTTATCGAACATTTTGTGCAGAGCCTCGTATTCGTGCCCTGTCACCATCCAATGCCTTCCTTTCACATTGGACTTGGTTACCTGCATTGTAGCAAGTATCGTGTCTAATTCTTTCTCCATTTTCACAATCAAATCATTTTTTTCCCATTCTTAAAAATCAGCCGTCCGGTTCCCACCCAAATCGTCTGATTATCCTCGGTCTGTATCTTCAGTCCATAATCATTGCCGTTTTTCCTTCCCTTCAAGGATGTCAGAAAGAATTTGATACTCATTCCGTTTCCTCCATCCCTCCGGGCGAATTCCCGAATACACCGGTCAGGGACCAAGTCTGTCCGTAACTCGCATAGAATTGTTATTTTATCCTCGTTATCCATGAATTCATCGTTTCTACATCAAATCACAACTCAAAATGACAGGTCACTGTCTTTTATCTGACCTATGTACTTACCGTTCTTATCGTATAGCTTGATAACCCCTTTTTGCTTCTTTCCTCTCATTTTCAGCCGTCCCTGCTCGTCGTACACACGGATATTGTCCCGTTCCATTTCCACCCGTCCGACATTTCTGCCGTCCTTATAAATGGTCTGTTTTTGTGTGGTCGGCGGCGCTGCCAGCCACATCAATGCAATCATTAGAATCGTTTTCATGTCTCTGCGTTTTAATTTAATGATTACCTTCCTTATAAAAGTGTGCCACAATTCTTTCGCATTGCTAAATATACGGAATTATTCCGGTATCGTCATCGTCCCAATGCTTTGTATTATTTCACCAGTTGAAACTCGATGCGCCAAACAAAAGGATTACGATCCCATGTACCTCTCCCGGAAACCTTGTCGATCAGCGAGGCAAAAGCTTCGCGGGGTGAGTCGAACATGTAATATCGTAAATGTTCATCTGCATATCCCCATTGTATACGGCCATCATCAGCCGATACTAAGAATGTTATCCCTTCCTTAAAGTAATCGTCCGAAATATCCTGCAACCGCTCAATCCGAAGGTCTCTAATCTGTATTTGGTGGGGCATCAGATCAGCCTTAACAAACATTTTGTTATCCCAACCTTTTGACGCAAGTGCGGTGGTCTGATAATCGTGCTCAATCACTCCATTGTTGGGGTGCAAGAAGCTATCATATCTTTGAGCCACGGCTACGATCTCTCCAACATTGTATCTTGGTTCAATTACCTCCCAACCTTCATTCTCGGTATAGCCATACAGACATTCTTCAAACTCAAGACATGGCTGCCACCACCGTAGTTCTTCGTACTTACCCTGCGGATCAACAATCCGCCTTGTCACCGTCTTTCGACCACTGATAACCGCCTGCGTCAGGCCGTAACGGTCGTTAAACATCATCTTTTTCATTGTTAAACTTTTATCGTTTGCGTCAATTTCAGTTCTCCATGATAACCGCGAAATCTCAACTCTTCTATAAGTTCACGAGGTTTGAATTGAGCCAAATCGGGGTTACCCCCCCCTAAATCGGCAATATGTGACTTCTTCTGAATCCGCCTTTTGCGGGCACACGCCTTGCATATATTAGCGTAACCGTCAGCGGATAAGTGAGTACGGCGGAAATTATCCATTGTGAAATAGTTTCCGCATACAGTGCATTTCTTTGCTGTGTTCTCGTTCATAGTTGTATAAGTGTTATTTCCTGTATAACAGCGATAACCGTTCTTGTTCGTTTCGTCTATTTTATCAGGTCCGCATTATCATGGATGTTGCCTATAACCCACATTTGATACGAATCGCCAAAACAATCAGACAGATCGAAAATATCCATGTCTCCGAAGTTCACGACAAAACCACCGTCTCTCCATTCGACGCCTCCCATGCTTCCAAATTTGTCGGTAAGGATATCTGCCTCATATACCTTCTTTCCGTTCTTGTCTTTTAGCCCCGTGTACTGGCCGACGGTGGCCGGATCGACTTCTACCGCAGCGACGGAGATGCGGCCGTTATCGTTCGTTGCTTGGTAAATGAAGGTACGACCTTGATTTTCGAGTAGGTATCCGCTCTCCCATTTCCCATTGTCGAGGCTCTTGCCTCTGAAAAGTATCTCTCGCATGATTTACAATTTTTGTTAGTTATCGGTTTTAGATTTCTGAATCCCCTTGAGTATCTCTTGCGCCGGGATAAATCGACCTTCCTTTTCCGCGTCAACCGCCATTGCTCCGACGATTGCGAGGCCGGCAAGGAAATCTTCAGCAGAATATCCTATCCTACTTCTGTAAGTACGGCCATTTTTCCAAATCTTCTTTGCGTACTTTCGGGCAGCTTCTTCTGGTGTTTTCATCATTCATAAGGATTTTCAGGTAAGGTATTCACGTCGATTGCCAGTCCGGCGTAGATCAGGTTCCGGTAGTCGAACATCCATTCATTGAGCTTGTCGTAGTACCTTAACGCCTTCTCTGTATCAGATACAGGGAAACAATTTAATTTATCTAATGCTAAAGTCGGCACAAACCTTTCCCCTTCGTGGGTGATCTCTTTGGTTAGGTCGGACATCGGGCGAAGAAGAGGCTTTCCATGTTTGGGAGGTATTTTGAGAAACACATATCCACCTATATGTGACTTAATCTCAACGGCAAAAGGACAAACATTTTTATAATGCTTTTGCATTAGCCCGTACGGCATATAGCCGCAAATATCTTTCAACTCAAGTGTTTTCATAGCTCTTTCTTTTCAATCGTTTTACAAAATTCTTGACATTCAACGCCTGTTCGTAGTAGCAATCCTTCTCCACCACTATTCTCTCCTTGTAGAGAGGCAATCCGTCAAAGCCCATCGCACACTCCCGAATCACGTCGGCCGGCTTGATCTCGCCTGTTTTGTAGTTGAAAGAGAACAGAGTGTGCCCCGGTACCTTCTTCATGCTTCCGATCAGCTTCAACTCTTGCTGCTTTTTGATTTGGGCCTCGATGCGGGATTGTTCTCTTTTATCCCAAACTATGTCTGCATCAGGGATCATTTTCATAGCTCATTCTTTAAAGTGTTTAATGTTTTTTAAAGGTTCAGTTGTTAAGAATTACTTAATAACTGGAGGGTGAGGCGGTCATTTATCCCGCACGCAACGCACGCTGAAGCCGTAGGCGCGATTGTTGTTGTTCAGCGGGAGGACGTTGCCCGAGTTGAAGTTGAGGTAGCCCGCGTAGAGGTGGCCTCCGTAGTTCGGCGACGAGGACCAATAGTAGCCGTAGGAGCTCGTGTTGGCCAACTCGCCGCTATTGCTGTAGAGCAGGCCCGCAGCAGGGAGAAACAGCGAGCCCTTGTGGTCCGAGTCGTGGTTTCCCCCGAACCAACGGCCCTTGCGCTCGTCGTCCCATGTCGAGTTGAGATAGTATAATGCCTTCAATTCCTCCCGGGTCGGCAAGCGCTTACCTACGGACCTCGCGGCATCGATTGCTTCCTGCCATGTGTAGTAATGGCGGCCGTCCTTCTCGTAACCGCCGATGGCCAAATTCTCTGTGTCCCACAGCAGGCCGCAAAGCTCGATGGAGTCGGACTCGGGATCGGACGCAGAATCGGCCGCAACCGGATTATCCTCCCTCCATTGAGCGCCGGTAATGAACCCGTCTATCCATTCATTGTGGCAAGCTTTATCTATCATGTTGTAGATGGTCTTATCGTAATCCTCACCCAAACGAATCGGGCACAGTGCCTCGGCTACTTCACGTAATGTTTTCATAATCGTCTCAATTTTTCAATTTCCCTATTCTTGTCATCGATTACCTTGCGGGCTATTTCCTCGCGCTGCTTCGACTCGTCGAGGCAGATTTTCAGTTTGGCTATTTCTGCCTTCAGTTGACGGATTTCCTCTTGGTATTCGTTTTCCGGACCGTATCTCCACTCAGGGAAAGAGTCGTCTGTTTGTAGGTAGCTCATACCTAATCCTGTCATCAGTTTCATATTATCTACTTAATTTCTCGTAAGCGTTGATCGTCTCGAATATCCGCAGCGCTACCTGCGGCACTATGGCGTTGCCGTAGGCTTTGACGGATTCCCTGCACCAACTTGGAAAGGTAATGCCGTCCAATCCACCGGGAAACCCATCATCTCGGCGACAAACCGGGGATTGAGTCGGAAACCCGCTCCAGCCCGGTATTCGTCGCTCCGCATAGCCGTTTTCACCATTCCGCCATCTCTTTTGGCCTGACTCGGCGGGAGTGAAACGTTCCTCGCGTCGTTGGCTGTCGGTGTCGGAAGCATCCCCATTCGCGCTGCAAGCGCTAATGTCGGCCGCTCGGACGCGCCCTTCGACAGACTCCGGTTCATTCGCCCACTCCCGCAATCCAATGCCGTAGGCGTGGGCATAAACCCCAAAGGCATGAAGACCGTCTTCCCTTTGACACATATCTTCAGACCCTGAGTCTGCGCGGTGGGCAACAAACCATATTCTATTCCTTTTGTGTGGGGCATTGACACCACAAGCTGGAAGTACAAACGGTTGGACTTCGTAGCCCTCATTTTCCATGTCAGAACACACCTGCTCGAAAACCAGTCCCTCCGACCAATCAACAATTCCGAGAACGTTTTCGCCCACGACCCAGCGGGGACGAATCTCCCGAATAGCTCCAAGCATCTCCGGCCAGAGATAGCGGTCATCTCCCGTGCCTTTTCTATTACCGGCGACGCTGAACGGCTGGCACGGGAATCCGCCGGTGAGAACGTCGATACGGTCTCGCCAAACGGTAAAGTCAGTTGTTCGGATGTCTTCATATTGTGCTGCTTTCGGAAAATGGTATTTTAGAACCTTACGGCAAAACGGGTCGACCTCGCAGTTGAACACGTTAGTCCAACCTGCCCATTCTGCGGCCAGATCGAAGCCGCCGATACCGGAAAAAAGAGATGCGTGGGTCATGGCTTCAGTTTGTAATGCCCCCTGTCGTTTCGTATCAAGACCCCCTTTCGTACCAGTCGCAAGCAGATAGGGGAAGCCCAACAGCTATGGTGCGCTCCTCTATATCCGAAGGTTCGAGCGTGTTCCAAACCTATTACCGACGGGGACACATAATCTTTGTCTTTGAGGTAGGCTATTATCCACTCCTCGTTTTTCGTCCGTTTCATTTCTTCCAAGTTTTTAAAGATGGATTCTATAATATTTCACGCCAACCGACAACATATTCATCGTCATTCTCAGCATCATCGGTAAATACCAATCCTCCCTCTGTCACCCATACATTACCTAACTCAAAACTACCAGCATAGATCGGTTCTCCACCTATACGGAATACTTTCATCAATACCCAGAGGCCGTAAGGCGGACGGTTTTTCGGATCATTCCAGCGAGTCAATTTTTCATATACCCTTTCTTCTGCCTCCTGCTCGGCTATTTCGACAGCTTTCCGAGCATCTTCCGGCCATATCATCCATGCAGTTTCTCCTGTTTCCCAATTTATTTCAACCTCCTCGCGGTTATTCTTTAAATACTGCTTTGCTTTTTCGCTTTTCATGGCTCAATCGTTTTTCAGTTTCATTCCACTTCCAAAAAACCTCGTATTCGGCCTTCTTTGGTGGCAATTTTCAATTTTCTCTGTTTGATGATATAATCCCTACCCTCGAATGCCAAAAGCGTAAAATAGGCGCTTCTATTTCGTTTTGTGGCCCCCTTGTTGCACATGGCTATAAGTAGCCGCTTCAAATCGTCCGGAGTCATGCGATCGAAAATCCCCAGTATCTGACGGTCTGTCAACGGAAACTCCATGAGCGCCACAGAGGGGGTATACTGGGCTATCCACTCTCTCACGTTTTTCACGATCAGTTTTTTCGACGACTCCGCCCATCTCTCCATGCCGTCCTCGCCTTCCTCGCGCGCGCACGAGGTGTTCTGTATATTTTTCAGTTTATACTGTGTGTGTGTATTATTCTTTTCTTTCTTATAATTCTTTATATATTGGTCATCTTTCGTTGTTGCCTTCGCGTTTCCTTCATGCTCGACATACCGTTTCCTTCGATCTTCGCACACCCCCTCTATTCCTACTGTTCCACAGTCATTTAAGCTTACATCTTCTGTTTCCTTCGTGTCAAGCGTTTCACTACCTTTCATTATCCCGCCATTGTTTCCTTCATAAAAGGAATTTCCTTCGTAGTTATTCGGGTCCTGATAATAATCGTATTTACAGATAGTTACAATCATTCCGCCCGTTTCCTTCGTAACGGTAGCGACGCCTGCATCTCTCATCCGCCGGATGGATTTCGAGAGCTGAGATTTCGAGTATTTCATCTTCCTGAAACCGACTTTCCAGCTCAAATCTTCCTGTATGTCCTCCAGTCGGAAGAACCCCGATCCCCGAGGCATAAGGTCGTGCTTATAGTAGTTTACACTTCGCAGAAAGTATTGCCACAGTTCTCTGTCTACCGGCGGATTGTGCGCCATGCTCCCCTCCTGTATGCAGCGCGGCTGCAATATGTATCCCCCCTTTATCATGTCTCCTAAATTTTTATCTTCGTTAAAGGCTTGCCAGGTATCTCCCATACCTTGCCATACCGATTGCTCACTGCTAACACCAATCCGTTCTCCCGGATAATCTCCCGCCCCTCTCTCGCGCTTATAATGCTATGGTAATGGGGATATATTATTTCCCATACTTCCGTTACGTCATCCGGCATTCCAATCGGGTTAACATAGTATTTGGCAATTATGAACTTCATCGTTTCTACATCAAATCACGACAATCACGACACACGTGATGCACGCAAACTTTCTCGTTATGTACCGGGGATAGCATCTTGATTACAGGGCAATACCCTATCCCCTGCTCCACGTCTTGGACGAATCGGCATGTCTCGCATTTTACTTTCGTCCTTCTCTTATCCATTTCAGGTATTCTTCTTCTCCCTCTTTTCTCCACCTTTCAAAATATTCTTCGTTTTCTTTTTCTTCTTCCTCCCAACATGCTTTTTCGTAGGCGTTGCCCATAATGATTGCGATTATGGGGGACAATATGATAGATAAGACGGCAAGAATATGAACGGCAATTAAAAACACTATCTCTCTTATTGGGTCTTTTTTACTCCACTTAGCCCACTGATCGAATTTGCCTATGCACTTGTCTATTGTTTTGGGTTCTCCTTCCATGTCAGTATTCCTTATCCAGTTTTTTCCGTATTCTCGCCGAAGGCAGGACGGGATATTTGGATATATCGACAAACAGCACCCCATCTATATTTTCGGCTTTTATCTTTCCTAATGCTATTCTTTTCTTGACGCCGTTATAGGTGATTCCGGACATCATGGCGTAAGTTTTCAGCCGGATCAGAACTTTCTCATCCTCCATCATTCATTCGTAATTTTTGCTACTATTTCGTCTACTTCCTTTTTCTCCGCCTCTTTGGCATCGACTCCATCCACATATATCGGATCGCAGGACTCTATGTCTTCGGAACTGGGAACGGATTGGTCGAATTTCAGCGCCGCCGTTATCTTGGGTTGCTGTTGCGGGTTGATCGGGCACCACTTTTTAATAATGCTTTTCAACACCGTCTTTTGCCCCATAGCTACGAAATCCGTTTGCCACAATCCATTCTCCCTGTAGAATGATTTGGAATACTTTGCCCCGTGAGCCTTGCATTCGTCCACCGTCATGTACAGATAGAAATCCGCACCGGTCATCAGCTTCAGGTAAGAGACGAATCCGTTCAGTATCGACCTGTCCGGATTGTTTAGATTGAATCGCATGTCGCCCGTAAAGGGATTTATTGCCTCGATGTCCCCTTCGTACACGTTAGCCACATTGATGCGCGCTACGTTGCCCGTCCTGTGGGCGAGTTGCACATATCCGTTCTTCATTATCTGGAACTGCGCGACTCCGCCGTAGGGTACCAATGCCGCCTGTCCCAGATTGGTATCTATCGACAGATTCGTATACGCCGCAACCAAAGAGGACCGGATAATCGATGTGGGATCGGCTTTCATCAGCAGCTTATTGTTTGTCGTGGCCGACAATATCGACTGCATAAAAGAGGGTGCGTACTCCCCCAACATCATCTCGAACCGCTTTTTGGTTTCCTCGTGGAACAGCGTTTTTTTTAGCTGCGTCAAAAACGATTGAGAGGCTATATACGGAGCTCTCGACCTTTCCATCGAGGCCCGTGCCAATTCTTTTTCAGTTTCCATAGCCGTTATTTATTACATAGTTCGTTTCCGATTATTTATCCCGCACGCAACGCACGCTGAAGCCGTAGGCGCGATTGTTGAAGTACAGCGGGTAGACGTTGCCCGAGTAGAAGTAGAGGCTGCCCGCGTAGTTGTTGCCTCCGTAGCTCGGCGACGAGGACCAATAGTAGCCGAAGGAGCTCGTGTAGGCCAACTTGCCGCTACTGAGGCTGCGCAGGCCCGCAGCAGGCAGGAATAACGAGCCCTTGTGGTCCGAGTCGTGGTTGCCCCCAAACCAACGGCCCTTGCGCTCGTCGTCCCAAGTCGAACCGAGATCGCATAATGCTTCCCATTCCTCCCGGGTCGGCAGGCGCTTCCCAACGGACCTCGCGGCCTCCATCGCTTCATGCCATGTGTAGTAATGATGGCCGTCCTTCTCGTAACCGCCGATGGCCAAATTCTCCGTATCCCACAAGAGCCCGCAAAGCTCGATGGAGGCAGATGGGGCGTCTCCTCGGACGACATCCTGCTGCAATTCAGACTCCTCTTTGGCTATATCGATTGCCCTACGAGCAACCAACTCATCGACCATGCGATGTCCGTTAACGACCATGATGTTCCAATCAAGGTACATATTAGCTATTTTGCCCATATCTATTTAAATTTCAGCATTCTGTAACTCGATTCTACCGTGCATTCGCTGACTATGTTCGGATATTTCAATCTCAGTATTTCCGTATCCAGCTTTTTCCGGCTGTATGTCTTAAAGGTGGCGATAGTGGTTCCCTCGTATTCCATGCTGTCCTGCTCTCCGAATCTTAGGATTATCTCGCCCTCTATCTCCTTTTTTTCTCGCTCCAGTACCTTGATCGCCTTATTCAGTTTCCCCAGACGCTCGTACCTCGAAAACATATCTTTCCCTACCCTTACGATACCCTCTTTGCTCTCCGGGTATGTTTCCCGAATGTCCTGCGCAGTGGTAGGTTCCGGTTGTTCGCCCCCGATTATGTGCTTATGAAACCAGTCGGTCGCCTTGCGCATATTCGTGAGCGTCCAATCTTTATCGAAAGTATAATGTCCGTATTTAAGCTCTTTTCGGCCGTCGCAAATGACCAGAAAGGCGTTTTTTCGGCCCATCACGGCCATTTGAAACTGGACCTGAGCATACCACTCTTTCGGAATGCTATCTGCGTCCATATCGTCTATTATTCGCTTCGTATCTTTTATCTCCACAATAGGACGGTCCTCCCATTCCTGTTTGAATGCCTCCCGATCCGGCGAGCATTCCACGAAATCCGGAAACTCGTCGTTGGTATACACATCGTACGATGCCGAGCGTTTTATAATCTCGCAACCCGTCTCGCTCTCAAACCATTTGGCAATCGCATCCTCCATGAATATCCCCCTGTGCATATTCGCGTTCATCTCATCGCTTCCCTTCGTCTTGCGCTCCCAATACTGTAAGGGCGTAACGTATTCGCTCAAGCCGAGTATTATCCCGAAATCCGAGCTTCCGAGAACCGGCCGGCTCTCCCTGCGCTCCAGCCATTCCGCTCTGGTTTTAAATGTCTCTTTCCGTATCATCGATTATCAATTTTATGTATTTCATTAGTTTTTCCTCTGAAAAGCCGAGGCCGTCGGTAAATGTGTCTTGCGTGGGTATATATTTGGCCCGGACTTTCCAGCTATTTATGCACACTCCCCGCAAATGCCTGTCCCACGAAGGGGACACGCTTAATTCGACGTCGATATACATATCCTCGACTTCCTCGTCGTATTCTATCGTATACGTCCCCTCTCGCCCGTTTCGCAACTCTATTTTTTCCGCGAGCATATTCGCTATCTTGCACATATCCAGATCGTCGAACCGGAACAGCTCGTAACACGCCATACGCGTCCGTCCTCGCTTCAGCATGCGCGACACCACCGCGTGCCCGTCATGGCGAAGACGCTGTACCACAGCACTCAGACGATGGACTCCGAACATTTCGGCCGCCGAAAATATCGTAACCGTTTCTCCGCGCTGCAATTCCTGCAAAATCATTTCTTTCTGTGTCATGTTACATTCCTTTGCATTCGACAAATTCCCCGTTCTTGAGCCTGTAAAAAGTGTTTGCTTTAATGCGGTCGCCGTCTACCTGCACACTTTTCACATCTATTAATTCTCTGAACCGGTATTCAGCCAGTACAAGCCAGCATCCCAGTTTTCCCTTAGCCATTGATCTGACACCTACAGATATGGCGATAGAATGATCCCCTGATACTATCGCCGCGGACTCTTCCCCCATGCTCACCGCGATAGAATATTCACCCTTGTTTTTTGCTATAGACTTGTCGCGGATAGTAACTGCCGCTGATTCGGCCCCTTTATTTTTGGCTGACGTATTTTCTCCAGTACTTATCGCAGCAGAATTATGGGCTATGTTTATTGCATCGGAACGATCGCTGGTGGTCGCGGCTATTGAATATAAACCGGAATTTATAGCCAGCGATCCCTCTCCCGTATTGACTGCGACAGAGCTATGCCCAGTATTTACCGCCTCGGAACTTAACGAAGTAACTGCCGACACAGAATAATTACCCCTGTTGATTGCTGCCGATAAACGTTCCGTGCAAACGGATAATGATTCTTCGCCGCTATTTTTTGCTACAGAACAAATACCCATACATGCTACCAGTGATTTATCGCCGCTACTTTTTGCCACAGACCTTTCCCCAGTATTCACGGATGCAGAATATTTGCCGCTGCTATCTGTTACCGAATAATTACCGACATTCACCGATACCGATTTGTCATTTAGTGAGGTCGCGGCCGATTTGTCTCCGGCGCTAACCGCTGCTGCGAATTGGCCCGAGTTCATCGCCTCGGTGCCTTTTTTCGTAGTGACGGCTACCGATCTGTTTTTTTCGGCTACGATGCTTTTAGATGTGTTTATACCTTCCCTAATGATTTTTTCTGCGGCCTCGGCAATATCGTCCAGCCCCACATCCTCAATCACACGCAATTCCGATGTATTCACATGGTGCCCCTGCTTGTCTGCCTTATTGTCCGGGCTTTCAACTCGGGAGTATCCGCTATCACATGGCGGATAGTACCTTAAAACATCCAGCGGATTATCGAAAAATGATAATTTGCCGCCAATTACGGGGCGTCGTGTGTAAACATGCCCAACTTCTAACCGTAATTTATTGTCTTTGTAATTTTCAAAACCTATATACCCTTCCATGTCTCAGATCAATAATAATGTTACAATAGCGCCGAATACGCATCCATACATAAAGGACAAAACCCACGTTCTAACTACTTTAGAGGCTGCCGATTTTTGCGATCTGCTATCCATCAATACGGCGGACCTCTCGTCGTCCCATTCGGTTAGGCAACTGGCGACGATATCGACGGACTCCTTTCTGAATCGGTTCCCCTCCCATTGCCCTGTATTCTCGTTTTTGGTGGGCCGGCCCATGAAAGAATAGACATCGCCGTTTTTATCTTTTGAAAAATATATCATCATGGCTTCAAAGTATTTCGTAGATTCTGATCCGGTCGTTTTGAAAGTTGTAAAATCGAGATTCGGACAAGATCGTATCCTTTTTCTCCGATTCGGTGAGAATATTATGGCGTCGGAGCTGGTAATATGCCGAGTTAACCCTGAAAGGAGATTCTGGCCTCGGCCGGTCGTAATACTCCAGTATTTTTATCGGCCTGTTGCGGCATACTTGGTATATTCGGACATGGAAACAGGTGTTTTCTTCCGAATTAGTCGGCCGACATGTAAATACAAAGGTTCTCATGGCTCATTCAGGTTTTCCAGACGTTCAAAAATCCATCCTATGACCATATCCCTATTGCTTTTACATAATCGGCGGTCTTCCTCCACTTCTTTTACTAAGTCCCGCGAAACGTCGAACATATTCCGGTTTACATCGGTATCGAGGTTATCGATGCACTGGCCGTAATAGTCCAAAATACTCTCGTTCTTAAAGGTCCGCGAACAAGTGGAGCAACTGGAAACGAGCAGGCATATAATGGCCGTTAAAATCGATTTTCTCATAGTTAATGGATATTATTTCTGCTTGATGTTCCACCTGCCGTGAAGTTTGGCAATAAGGTCTATATAAAACCCATATTCATCGATTTGCTCCTCATAATAATCTTCAGCCTTCCCAATTTCGCGGAAATGCTTTTGCCACTCCGAAATAGTATATTTTCTACAACCTATCTGGATAGCATCTTGCCCCCAGTATGAAACGGAGTGCTTGGAGGCCGATATGAATAATGATTTAGGTACTTTGCAGCCGTTGCCGAGTTCGCAGCCGTCGCCGAGTTTGCAGCCGTCGCCGAGTTCGCAGCCGTAGCCTACCTCAATCCCTCTTTGGGCAAATTCTTCCTCTAATTCGGAAATGTTGGTATACTGAAAAGATACCCACCCTTCACCTAACACATGTAAATAAATCGTTTTCATTATCTCAATCTTTTTAATATTTTAGGCACAATTGATAAGCCTACGATAGGCTTGAAAATAAGCGCGGGCCTGCACATCCATCCAAGTCTCGCGCGGATTAGGATCATTGCGCCCGGAGTTCGTTCTTTTCAGCTCAGACGGTGTACACAGGGCTTTAGCTATGTCTTCATCGTAAATAAGAGCGAACCCGCCATAACAATAGCTATCCCAATTCGTGGCCCCATTTAGCAAGGTTTTTTCGCAAAGTTCCGGAATCGGTTCGCCCTCATTTTCGCAGTACTCGCAAATTGCCTCGTAAGAGTCAAGAAGATCGAGCGCGAAACCATTGACTCCCCGATCCCAGCAAGATCTAGCGCGCAAAGAATTAAGACGTGTACGAATTTGATTTACTTCGTCCCTCCATGAGCTGGAGAGCTTCGCGGCAGAAGCCGCAATGTTTTCTGTTTGTGACATGGTAGTAAAGTTTTTTTACCTCTCCTACCCTATCCTACTATTCAAAATAATGCTAATTATAATTCAGTCGAACTTGAATTAGTATTATGTTAAATAGTAGGATGTGGTATTATGAGCAATAAGACTTAATTTGAATTATAATTATGTTCTGTTCCCTTTTGCTTTATACAAATATACAACACAATCACACGTTTTCCAAATATTTAATGCAAAAAATGCACCCAAATGCAATAGAAATTTGTTATAACGAAGCGAACATATATAACGCTTTGTTATAACAGAAAGTGGCTTTACAAATGTAACCGAATTCGACACATTTACGCCTGAAAATCACATATATACAGAAATGACCTGAAGCCAGAACACTATTGAAAATCGGATAGTATATCGGAACTGGAATCGCCCCCAGATATTTTTTTTATTAATACAGAAAAAAGCTGAAACGTTGGAAGTATAAGAAAGTTTTTGCATAGACATCAGCCCATGGCAGAATGTGAACGTATAAGCTGCTGCCGGTTCTCTATGTTGTCGAGTGCTGATTGGCCGAGAATCGTAATAATGTATACAGTATATATTCTTACTGATCTGGGCGCGTGCGTGTGCGTATGTGCGCCCGCGTATATATATTCCTTGTAATACGCGCGTGTGTGCGCGCAGGAAAGCTTTTGGCTTTGCTTGTATATCAAGATACAGCGCGCATGCGTGTGCGTGCGTCGTGCGCGTGTATACGTGTGCGCATGTGAATAGCATTTGTATTGATACTTGCAATAGTGAAATTGTATAGGCAATAAATATGTGTTATTATCGCTTTCCTGACGCCAAGAACGAGATACAGGTATAGATAGATCGTTGGTAAACAACCGCCCCCCGGTTCCACCATTGCTAATACTAACTATACATCCGGGGGTTTGTAAATCCGGGGGTGGTGTTATTTTTAGCGATGAGTTATTTTAATCGCATATATGTTTGTTTATTAGCGACTTTTTGCTATCTTTGTGGTTGATAAATCGTACATACTCACTCGTATACCCCAATTTATCATCTCACTTCAAGGCAGGTTTTCCCGTAGTAAGGTTTTTTCCTGCCGTATCCTCGAACTCGGAATATGTCCCCGGATTCGAGGATTTTTTTGTTGTATAATTTATTAAAATTATATTTGTGATATTCTCATAAAAAAAACCTATATTCATGGGGAGTTTGATGGATAAGTTGGTAGAGTTGCGGAGTGTGAAGGATGAGGTTACGGTATGCGAGGCGGAGGTTAGCGCAAGCAGTGGGAATATGCGATTCGATGCGGCTAAAGAGGCATTGGATAGCATGGGCATACTTCGGGATTTGGAGGCGATACGTCGGCAGTTGACCGATCCGTCGACGCAGATGGGAGATTTGGCGAAGCTGAAGTCGAAACTTGATGCCTACATGAAGTTCGTTAACATTTACAAGAGTGCGGGTAGCATTGTGAACAGCAAAGGTATAAGTTTGGGGGACAGCGACAGTGACGACAGTTTTCAGGAAGTCAGCATATCTCTGAAGCGATGAATATTGATTTAGACATACCACTTACCCCTAAACAGGTAGAAATGTACAATCGATTGAACGACGATAAGTATAATGAGTACCTGTTCTATGGTGGAAGTCGCACCGGCAAAACGTTTCTGATATTATACTGGTGTAGTACTCAAACTATTATCCATAAAGCCAACTGCCTAATTTTAAGAAATGTTCTTACTTCATTGCAGACGGGTATGATCCGTCAGACATTGCCTGCTGTTCTGAAAGCTATTGCTAATCATAACGGAGTAAACAAAATAGATGATTTGGCATCTTCGAATGGTAAGCGTTTTTGCGTGTACGACAAGAAGGAGAATATACTGCGTTTTTTCAACGGGGCATATATCCAGTTCGGGGCGATACGTGGATCGTCGGACGTATCGAGCACATACGACAAGATACTATCCACTGAATGGGGCCATATCTTCGTAGATGAGTGCTCGGAGGTAGATGAGTTGGCTATCGATACATTGAAGACAAGGTTAGCTCAAAAGCTCGACGTGACCAATAAGATGATCTATGCGCTGAACCCGACAACCAAGTCGCACTGGACATACGTCCGCTTCTTTAAGAGGGAAAATCGGGAGGGCCTGAAGCTCGATCCGGCCGTAACGGAACGTTTCTTTGTCGTCCATTTTTCGATAATGGACAATCGAGAACATTTACCGGCAGACTATGTGAATACCCTGTCCCAGCTTTCCGCCTTGCAGCGCAAGCGTTTCCTCTCGGGAGAATACAGCGACGAGAGCGAGGGAGAAATATTCGATCATATACCTTGGGGGCCTGTCCCGAGCCAGCTTTTCGACTGCCTGATATATACGGACCCGTCGGCAAAAGATAACGAGTCGTGCGACTACAAGGCATCCGTGTTGCTGGCGTCGGCCGCCGATAAGATATACTTGCTGGGCGTCAAGGCCGTAAAAGGGACTTCGCTGCAAATGATGTACAATATCTTCGAGCTGTTCAAGATGTCTCCCGTTCCGCCGCGCATCGTCATGGAGAAAAAGCAAGTGCCTCTCGACTTCGACACGACTTTCGCCCGATTCCAAAGCGAGACCGGATGGAACTGTCCGCTGACGTGGGATACTCGCAATAACGGGAATAAGTTTATGAATATCGAGTCCACGCTCGAACCCCTCTTTCGCAACGGCCGCTTCATTGTCAACGAAGAACTGAAAGGTTCGCCCGAAGGGGAGCTGCTCGTCGAGCAGTTCATATTCTTTTCCCGCAAATACAACAAAAACCGAAAGGACGATATTCCCGACGCTACCGCAAAGGGCGCGTCTCTGTTAAACCGTGAAATGACATCGATGAAATTCACGCAATGGCCCATGTTCTACCGAAGGGGAACCCGAGTAACTTTTTGACGCTATGATACTTTCTCCCATGTATTTTGAAAAAGACCAGCTAAAGCAATGGCTTAGCGCACAACAGATAACGCAGTTCGAGGGCATGTACTCCGACATCGTACAGACAGCGTACGAGAATGCTTTGGGCCTTCTCTATTCCGAGGTAGGTCACATACTCGATCTGGATACCATGCTTTCCGAGACGAACCCCGACAAGAAGGACCCTACGCTGAAATGGGTGCTGCTCGTGATGACCGCCTTCAACATCGCATCCCCTTCGCTCAATGTCTCCGAGCCTCTGCGATACAACTACGAAAAAGTGCTCGCAAAGGTGAACGAGCTCAAAAGCGGCATGAGTTCGATATACGAGGCTCCGACCAAGAGCGAGCCGAACGCACTCCCGCAAATGGTTTCCGTTCGAAACAAGTACATCGGATAAATCCAATTAGTCGATAATTCTTACAACTTCTCCCCTATGGCTAAAAAATTCCATCCGTCCTCGCCGAAGCGGTTCCACCAACCGAAGGTGAACCCGTTCTCCGTGCCTAAGAAAGTGGGAGTCCCCAACCTGGTATCCAGATACCTTTTCAACGACTACTACGTCGAATATACCCCGCAATGGTGGCGCGAGGCTATCGACCGGGCCATCAACTATTCCGATCTGACCTACGTCGATTCGATGTACTCCTTTACGATTCAGTCGTCCCCCTTCCTGTGCTCGCAGATCAACAAAAGGCTCGTCCCCATCAAGAAGATGAGAATCGTTCTCGAAGTAGACGGCAAGGAAGATATTCGGCTTACCGAACTGATCGTTCGCACAAGGTGGTTCGATCAGTTCAAGAGGGCATGCAGCCTGAGCAAGTTCTACGGCGTGGTCGTATTCGGCATAGACCCCAAAACCGATTCGTGGCAGTATTATCCCATGCGAAACGTCGATCTGGAGAACAGGGCCCTCCGGTTCGGAACCTACGAGTATATGAATGTCGTCAATGTGGACGAATACGACAACATATTCTTCTTCAGACCCGAGACGGATCAAGATTTCGGCATGGGACTTCTTCAGCCCATTTCCCGAGCCATGATAGGAATCGTGGAGGCATACAATAACTGGAGCATCCTCGGCAAGCGGTTCTCCTACCCTACTATGGTTATCGGATTCGACAACAACAACACGATTGCCCAGCAATTTGCGTCCGAGCTCGCCCGCAAGGTCGATATTATGGAAACGCCGATCATCCCATTCTTCTATGACTCGGCGACAGGCGGTAAAAGCAAGTACATGGTCGAGGTGAATCCCGTGCAGACGCAGTCCTATCCCGACGCGTTCCGCGTATTCAAAGAGTACATATCCGAATACCGGTCCGAAATCATGCAGCTCGTAACGGGCGGCACGTTGCTCGGAGCTACCGAGAAAAATACGAATTCCGAGCAACTGGCGTCCATTCACATGGAATTGTATCAAGACATTATCGCAGATGACAAAAAATCGGTTCTCTCGGTGCTCAACGAGGGCGGCGCACTCAAGAAAATAGCCCGCTTGTACGGCGAACCGGCTCTCGAAAGGGCCCTAGCGGTCGAGGTGCCGGACCTGAGCATCCCTATCGACAAGGCCGAAATCATTATGAACGGCGCGGCCAAGATGGGAATACAGCTATCCGCCAATTTCTTTAAAAAAATCGGCCTCGAAGAGTCCGACATCAACACGAAAGTCCGTAATAACTCGTGGAACGAGGTCCTTTCTGCCAAAATCGGCTCCATTTTCGGGCGAAGCGGCAACAAAAAGACGACTCCGGACCCCAAAATCCACCCCATCGACCCGAAACAAGCCAAAAATAAACTGTTATGACCGAAAAACACCTTTGGATACTCGTCGTATCGATGCTCGTATCCGCATTTTTCGCCTCGACCCTATCGCTGGGATGGATTTCAGCCATCATAACGCTCGTGATCGCCGTGTGCTACGCTTTTTTCGAGAAAAGCCGAAAGCCCGAGACCTCGGCGAAGGATATGTCGTTCTACGTATACGTTGCGCTGGCCGGAACAATGGCCATGAATGTCCTCGTAAACTGATCGCATCGTATGGCTGACATCGGCGATATGATCCGAATGCTCGAAAGGGTAAAAAAGGCGCGCAATAGCTCCGTGCCGCCCAAGATAGCTACTCTGATGCTCCAAGAGACGCGCGAGAACTTCAGAAAAGAAGGGTATACGCAGGACGGAGGCATCAAAAAATGGCCCCAAAGAAGCCACGAATACATGCTCAACTATCCTATACTGGACTATACGGGCCGCCTCAAAAGAAGCCTTACACGCGATTTCTCGCCCCAATTCGCCCGAATCGGAGCAAACGCCTACTACGCGCAGGTACAGCAAGAGGGAGGACGCGCGCATAACGGATTCTGGAGCCGCCGCCCGCCCTACTCTACCGAGCCATTCTCCAGCCGCATCGGCAAAATCATTCCCCGCCCCTTCTTGGGCGTCGGTAAAAAAACTTACGCGGGTGTGCGTAAGATATTTACCGAAGAAGTCAGAAAAGCTATCTACGGATAGCATTTTCTTATAATAAAATTTGTTATCATAAAAAAAACATATAATTTAGTGTCGAAAACCGTGCATCTCGATGATTGGAACGCTTACCGACACATTCGTAGCCGCTCTTAGAGAGGCTCCCGTCGTGACGGAGAACGGTGTAAACGTCTCCGTGATGAACGACGAGGGGCAGGGACTGGTCAATACGCCCCTTCCGGCCGTCGTGGTGCATGTGCGAAACAGCAACAAGCCTACGGTATTTATTCGTGGGGGCATTTGCGATTGGTTCGACGTCTCGCTGAACGTACTTGTCGATTTCGATAACTACTCCGTGACGCCGGACGGCGGAATCCAGACCAAAATGCGTAACATGGCCTACGAGATCCGCCGATACATCGAAAAGGTGAAAAGAGGCCCCCTATTCAGTACGCTGATTGACGAATACGACTTTTTCCCCCTCTATCGGGGAATCGAAACCTATCAAACGGCCGCTTTCGTAGGTACTGTCGGAAAGGACATCGATGTGTTTCGCATTCTGTACCAATGCACGGCGCTCGACAAACAGAGCTTGGAGGACGAATACGTGATGTTCGATTCCAAGCAGATAAATTTGGTTCGAACATGATTAGGCAAATCCTGTCCGACGAGACGATGAACCGAAAAGGGTATATTACCCTGAACGACGGCGTGAATTGGGACGAGTATCGCAAGAATCCCGTCCTGATGCTGGAGCACGAGGACGACAAGCAGCCCATCGGCCGCATAGACAATATCCGGTTCGAGGATAATGCTTGGTACGGAGACCTCGTATTCGCCGACACGGAAGAAGGCCGGGAGAAGGAAAAACTCTACAACGAGGGATTCTACAATGCCGTATCCATCAGCGGTATGGCCACCAAAGTCAAGCGCGAGGGCGTAGTGTACGCCGTGCAGTTCGACGTGTGGGAAGTGTCTCTGGTAGCTGTCCCGGCCAATCCGAACGCTATCGCACAGAGGACGTCCGACAAATCGACGCTCTCCGTATCGTTCAACGATGTGGACGACAAACTGATCGAGCCCGATTCTTTGTCGGCCTATCAAATTTCTACCATTAACAAATTCAAAGAAAACATGGAAGCAAACAACAAACCCGAAACGGAAGTCAAGGAGGAAGCCCTGAAGGCTCCCGAATCCGTAGAGGCCGCCCCGGAGGAACCGAGTGCGGAGCATAAGGGCTTTATGTCCCGCGTCCTCTCGTCCCTTTCGGCCATTACGTCAATGCTCAACGATCGCAAGGAAGAAGCGCAGGCACAGCCCGAGGCCGAGTCTTTGAAAGCCCCGGAGGCTGCGGAAGCTCCCGAGACGGAGAAGACGGAAACCGAGCAGGAGGCGCAAAAGGCACCCGAAGGAAAGGAAGAACTTTCGGCACAGCCCGAGCCCAGAATCTTCAACATTCACGAAAAAACACCGAAAATCAAGATGACCGCATTCAAATCTGTCAACGACTATCTGCGGAGCGACGAAGGTCAATACAAGTTCCGTCAGATTCAGAAGCTGTCCGCCGTTCCGTCGAAGGAGCTGCGCCGTCCGGAAAACGCTACGCCGGTCGAGTTCGTCCGGGAGTATTCGGCCCTGATGGCTAACGACCCCGGATTCATGTCCTTTATGGGCAATGTAACTTTCCAGAACGCCGACGGCCCGAAGGAAGTTTTCAGCAAGACGCTGGATAAGCTCAATATCGGCGAGAATTCCATCGACTTCCTCGAAACGTCGCCCGATCTGGCGAAGATTACGTGGCTCTCGCTGTTCTACCGCGTTCTGTTGCCCGAAAACAG